TGTAAGTACCAGGATATATACTTAATTTAAAATCACCTTCTTTACTATCTCTTTTAATTACTTCTTTGATTTTTCTAGGTATTTCCCATTCACGCGGAAAACTGTATTGCTTTTTAAAAATATCTTGTTTAGGGAAATCTTTTAATGTAATATACGCTCCTTGTTTTCGCATTTCCCATTGTACTTCACGAAAAGCAGATTGCGTTTTACCTGTAAATTGTGGTACAATTTGAGACACTGTTATTAACCATGCGCCAACTGCCTTATTATGTGCCCTTATGATTAGTTGTTTAACAATACTGTTAATACGTACGCCTTCAAACCTAAATTCGCTGACTTTTGCCTTAAAGATTTTTGTAGGCATGATGTAAATAAAGGTCTAGGATATTAGAATATCCTAGACCCTGCTCCTATCTCAAGGCGTTTAATTTCTTCAATTTCTCGACCTTCACAATAGGCCAAGATAAGTGTTTGTGTTTCTATGTCACAATCATCCCACGTATCTTTAACACTAGGCGGTTTGATTCCTAATCGTTCACACGCTTTCCATATTGCGTATTCAAAAGTGCGTCCAGGCGGTAAGATTACTGGCCCGTCTGCGCCTGTTTCAAATCGAAAAAACGCTTCTTAGCTTCTTCCAGATAGCGTGAGTCCAAAGAGTTCACACGCATAATAGCTTGAAGCAACTGCATACGTTCAATATTACTAAGACCAGCATCCTTCAATTCATCCTCAATCTTTTCCCATGTATCAGGATTGGTCTTATCAATCATTTCAAACTCAAGACCATCGGTAGCTTCAAGTGACTTCAACAACAACCAAGAGGTCTGGAGTTTACTGCGACGAATAAGCGCATCAGTGTATTTAGTGTCTTTTAAATCAGGAATCTGCTCTCCACCTGGCTTCATAATCATAGGCGGTTCAGGTTCAGGACAAAGTTTTTCAAACTCTGTACTATCAATAACCGCTGAAACAACAAAAACAAGATCGCCTTCTTCACGTGGAAAAACAACTGTCTCACGGTGGATGCTAGAAATCTTCTTACCCTTGATCTTCATAAATAGTGGGCCTCCTTGGGGCAAACTATGTTGATTCGGAATCAAGCGGCACAAGCCGCCAGATTGTTAGTAGACGGCAGACGAAGTGCTAGTGATGCGCTGAACGATAGCCTGCTTCGCGTTGCACTTACCAGTGACAGCAATCGTACCGGCTTTGAGGTCATGATCCAACTGCTCATAGCGGAAGTCAGGAAGAATAACCATCTCAATCTTCTCACCACCGCACGGAGGCTCGTAAATCACGATAATATCCAAAGCCTTAGGTTCGCAAGCGTCATCAGAAGTGCTAACCCAAGTTGCCGCAGGGCCACTGAACTTCAACGCTTCTTCAGGAGTTGGAACAGTACCACTAGAGGATTTCAGGAACTCCCACAGCAAATCGAACCGAATATCCATCGGTTCCTCATCGCCCTCACGAACCGTGTCAAGAATACCACGATCCTTAGTGTACTCCATATTGCGCTTCTCGGTGTAAGTAAGCGTACCTTCACCGATCTTCATTTCAACCCAGTTCTCCGGCGTATCACCATCCTGCATACGAAGGGTGCAATACTTCAAGTCAATTTTTGCCATTTTCTACTACTCCTCCAGTTCTATTGTGTAGTGTGCTTCAACGGTTCCTTGAGACTTTTTCACATTAGGCTCAATTTGACCGAAGAAGTGTACAATTATGTCATCCCGCCCGTCTTTACCAGTTAATTTATGCATACAATCGATAAAAGGTGCAGGATCAACTCCTTCCTCATAACCATAAACATGGATAATGTTTTTAAAAGCATCGCAAACACTACCAATTATTTGCCATACTCTATAATTATTATTGTCATTAAATTGAGATTGAACTAAAAGATTAATTTCATATTTTAAATCCCAACGCTTTGTGGACTTTTGATACATGTACGGCCCATCAAAGCGCACTTCAATTAAATCTGGAACATTAATAAGATCATCGCTTCTATGTTGCCCTTCGTAAAACACTTTAACACCTAACGGCCCAATTACTAATGGATCTAACTCAGCTGAAAAGTGTGTGTTTATTGAAGCAGCAATCCAAAGAGGCCATTTAGGATTCATGGCGTACCCTCCACGGTAATACCTGAAGAAGCCGCCACAAATTTTTCATTTGAACTCTTTGTCTCCTGTAAAATTAACTCATAACATTGAGCGTCTGCCCATTCATTAACTTGTTTAAGTTCCCACTTTCGACCTAAGTACATAACATGATCGTCAATTTGTGGACGTATGCCTAGTAGATCTTTAAACTCAACACACGCTGTTACTAATCCACGATCAAAATGTGCGCCGAAAGTAAAGTTCTTATTTGCAGCTACGAATGAGAGATCGTAATCAAAGTCACGATTAATTTTAGTAGGAAGTATGATTGCTTTTGCGACATGTATAATAGTGTATGATCTGTTTACTTTTCCAGTTTTAGTGTCAATAGTGTTTGTTGTAGGTCGATATAAATCAATTGGAACACCGTATCTCTGTTTCAATCGCCTCACCGTCCGACTTACAAAAACGAGTTTAGTTGCCATGTTTAACCTCGTTTCTGTTTTTCCTCAAGTTGACAGGGGCGTTCATCTAATCGCTCACAAAATCGTTGCATAACATTTGTATTGTTGTTTAAGGCAGTAGTTGATTTTTCAGCTATTTCTAAATATTTTTGTTCTAGTGTATTCACTAATTCAAAAAGACGTTGCTCTCTCCTAGCTGTTTCTTCATTTGTCTTATTACGTTCTTTGACTAACTGCCAAGCAAAGAAAACAGCTAACACTAATGGTACACCTACTTTCTCGACAGCAGTTAATAAGTTATCCATAAACTCCTCCTATAGACTAGCGGTAGCGATTTAATAATCGCTACCGCTTTAGGATAACTTTTAGCCAAGAAGAATGATACCCAAGTTGCTATCCAGAGGCTTGACACCCATCAGGAGGTCAAACGTAGCACTATGACCCTGCTTGATAGCATCATACGCCAGAGTATAGCGCATGGACAGGTTGTTGTAGTTCACAACCGCACCACGAGCACCACTGCCAGCCATCGGCAGAGCGAGCGGGCGGCAGACCAGAGCCAACGCGTTCTTGTGGAACTCGAAGTTAAAGTTACCCTTCGGGCCGATGCACACCACATCGTTGTTGGCAATAGCCGCTTCCAGAGGCCGATCCAGAGTGATGCTAGTAGTCGAAGCCTCGACGATAGCATAACGCTGAGTGGTCGTAGCATTACCAAACGCCACGATCTGACCAACCTTCGGAGAAACAGTGAAACCGTCAACTGTGATAGCCTTCGCCCAACCAGCAGCATAACCAGCCACCAGATTCACGGCACCAGGAGTGTAAACAATAATATCCGCATTGTCAGCAACAGCGCGGAGCAGACCGGTATCCAGAGTGATTTCCGTCGGAGTAGCACCACCAACAGTGCTGACCACGCGACGAGGAACATCATCACCCTCAACCGTGACGAACGAACCAGCATCAATCGCCGCAGCAAAACCATCAACAGTCAACACAGTAGTACCAATAGCATAACCACCAGAGTTATTCACTTCACCGTCAGTGTACGTATTGCCGGTAGCGATAGCCGGAGTGTTCTGATCCATGAAGAAATCAAAACCAAACTTGCGGCCCAAGAACGCTTCACGCAACGCCTGACCAGCATCACCAACATAATCAGCGCGAGTGAAGTCTTCGATCTTCAGCAGATCACCCTCAGACGCCGAAGTCAGAACCACGCGGCGTTCGCCAGTGGGCTGCTTCAGAGTATTCGCGGAACTGCGCAGATTTACAATCGAGTTCTTAGTCAGCGCAGTACCCAAGTTACCAACCACGTTACCCATGTACTGATAGACCTGACCACAAAGAACGGCATCAACGTACTGACCCATAGCGCGAGCAGCAGGAACAATGAACGTGGACACCAGATCCTTGAAGCTCTTGCTGCGCTCGGCGTCACGAATAATGAACGAATTGTGAACCAGATGATTCAACAGAACAGGGACGTTAGTAGCAACGGCGTTCTGGAGAGTAATATCATCGTTCACATCTTTGCGACGAGCGGTAAAGTCAGCGGGACGCTGAGCATTGACCGTATCACCGTAATTGGCGATGGTGGTCTCGAAATCCCTGTAGACCAAGCCAGCCATCACCATGTTGTTTTCAAGCTGCAACAGACCTTCCTGCGCCCACAGTTCAGGAATGAAAGCATCAACACTGTTATCGCAGTACGTCAACTGAATCTTAGAACCCATCTTGACTATCTCCTTGTTTAGTGATTCTTTAATCACTTGGTTGTTTTTACTTCTTCAGACCTAAGATACGTTCCCGATGCTTCCGATACTCCTCAGGGTCACTTAAAGAACTCGGAGTGATTCCACCCTTAGGAGTGCTCGGAGTGTTACTGCCTCCGATTCCGCCCTTCGCGTCAGTCTCAAACAAATTACCAAAACGCTCAGGAGCCTCTTTCATCCTCTTTACTGCCTCGTCCACTGGAACCTGAATATCGGTAGCAACACCGTCCTTTACTTCAGTCCAGAGGATCTCTGCCTTGTACTTCCCCGTTGCCTTACCGCCTTCATCCGTCAAGGGCACTAAACGGGTTCTGCCCTCAAGCATCATCTTAATCTGCTCAGGATTAAAGGCTTTTGCCGTCTTTGCTGCACGCTCTAAAGTTGAACCAATAAAATCTGAAGTATAAAGGCTCCGCCAATGATCGCGGTCAGCCGATAAGCCAGTAATTTCTTTCTTAGACGCTTCCTGCAACCTTTGTGTCTCACGACGAGCAAGTTCTTCTTTAGAAAGGACTTGACCTTCAAGTTCTTTGATTCGTGAATCCATTTCAGTCTTTTGCTGCTCTGACAGATTCACAGTCTCACGCAGAGTTTTTAATTCATCTAACTGCTTTTCTTGAGACTTGCGCCAGCTCTCTTTTTCTTTCTTAATAAACGAATTAACTTCTTCCTGCGTGAACTTACGATCAGTTGGTGTCTCAGGAGTTGGAGGCGTAGTAGGCGTCGCCGGAGGAGCAGCCTCACCCTCACAATACGTCAACTGAATACGATTCTCAATCATGGTCTTGTCCTTTCTTTCCCCTACATTCGCGTAGGTAGCTTACGCCCTATCAATAGCAATAGCCCGCGGATCACGTAAAAACGGTTTCAAAAGTTGCCAAGCAACTATTGAAGGAATACCATTTAAAACGTGAATCTCAGGCAAATCATTATTGTAGGTTGTACCAACTGTTGCATATCTTTCCGAAGAAATGCGTGACCGTTGGTATGCTTCGTCAATTGTGTTACCATCCAAAAGAGATAGTGCAACTTCACATGTTGCATCTAAAATCTCTTGTGGAACTGTTAGGTCACCACCGCGAGGAAATTGATGCTCTTGGGTGGAAACCGTTTTCTCGCCCTGGAAGTTAAGAGCATCAATAGCTCTTGTAGCCATAGTTAACGCCTTAGTTTTATCTGCACTGGAAGCATCATCCCAAGCATCAGTAGAAAGTCTACCATCAAAATAAGTTTGAGCATCAGTAGTATCTAAGTAATTACTCATATCTCTCCTCTCACGGAATCTATGAACTCCGCTGCAATTTGCGGTACGATTGAATTGCCTGCACCCCGCAAGAGAACCACGCTGCCGGATAACCCATAAGCCAAAGGGAGAAGCGCGGGTTCAAGCGGTATTCTGCGATGCTTTCCATCCCCGCACTGTACAAATTTGCTGTCTTTCCAAAAATTTGAGCAGCACAGTCTAATGTCCTTGCATAAAGTTTTCCATCTCTGACTCGACCACCAAGAAAACCGCCCTTTCCGTCGCGCGCTGTCGGAGTCGGCCACCCAGTATAATCTACTCCTAAGGTGCGGTGCTCCCACGCTTTGTGCTCCAAGTATGGCCGTCCCGCAGGCGTAGTTTTCACGCTCCAAATCCGTAAGTATTCCGTCGTAGTTACCGAGTCTAATCGCGTCTTTAACTTGTTCTCCAAATATAATTGTAGGATGGCACTCTCTGATAAGTCTGTAAAATTCTGGCCAGAGATGTCTGTTGTCATGTTCTCCATTACCTCTACCTGCAATTGAAAAGGGTTGACATGGACAACTTCCAGTCCAAACTGCTTCATTTTCTGGCCAGTTTGCTAATTGTAGTGCATAAGCCCAACCACCAAATCCTGCGAAGAAATGACATTGTTTATAAGAAATAACATCTTCTTTTTTTACTTCAGTGATACTGCGTGTATCTATATCACCTTCAGGTAAAAGTTTTGCTTTGATATTTTCTTTTAACCATTCTACGATTTCTAAATCATTTTCATTGTAGTACACATACATTTACCACCAACCTTCTGCTTCCATATTTGCTCTAGTCAGGACATATCCTGCTGCCTCTGACGCAGCGGCCCAAGCCTGCATCTGCGTCTTTGCCTCGCTTTCAGGCAGTGCGTTCAGGATTACAA